GCTCGCTATTACTACAAGCCCGAGCACCTTGGCTTTGCTACTGATTCACCAGAGATGCCACACGAATTCCACCATCTTATTGTCTACAAGACATTAGAGATTCTTTACGATAAGGTTGGCTCTATGGCTAATGCCGAGAACTATCGTCGTAAGATGGATAAAGAAATAAAACAACTAGAAAAGCGCTACACTGATCACATAGATTCCCTTGTTCGTAGAGGACAATTTAGTATGGCTGGCAACAGGTTCTTTCAATACGATTATGCGTCTTTGAAGACAGGAGGCTGAAATGGCTGTTAAAGGACAAATCTTAAAGTTTAGTAATGCTCCTGCTATTGACCAGAGATGGAAAGAATCTACCGGTGGTGCTGAAAAGATTCAGAACTTCCGCATTGATCCATCAGGTGATGGTTGGCTTGCTGATAGAGGTTTAGAGCCTTGGTTTGATTTTTCAGGCAAAGACATCTCTCCCAGCCAACTTTTAACAAATCAAATCTTTCAGGCAAAAGTAGATTCGCAGTTTATCTGGACTAAACAAAGCACCGGACAGGTTTATCATTTTATTGAGCAATTTGGTAATCTTTACTATCTTTGGGGAAACAACAATCCTAATGCAGTCACTACACCACCAAATAAATTCTTTGATAATTCGCGCGTAGTTATTGGAACTGGTCGTAGAATTAGAAAGGTTGGTGATGTAGGCACACAATACATCCCTTATGGAAACAGACTATTAATTATTAATGGTTTTGATAAGCCTATCTGGTTTTATGGAGACAATCGTTTTAGAGACTTTGGTTTTCAGTCCATAGCACCATCACCAGAGGTTCTTCAAATCATTCCTAAATATGATAGTGTCACTGACCTTACTGATGGAATTACAAGACCTTCGTTCGCTAAAAGCAGACCGATTGGTTTAGGAGACGTAGGTAAAAGCGATTTAAATTCATTTGCTTATAAGATGACCTTAATTACTGACACAGGCTCTGAAAGCCCACTAGGTAATCCAAACTTTGTTCAATGGCAAACAGATGATGACGAACAGGTGAAAAGAGGAATCTTTCTTATTGATGTCCCTACTGGTAACAAGGGCGTTGTTGCTCGTAACATTTACAGAACTAAAAACATGCGTGGTGGTTCTAGTTCTGGCACAGACCAAGACCAACTTTATTATCTTGTTCAGCAGATAGAAGACAACAGCACTGATGCTTTTATCGATGTAGTTGCTGATAGTTCCCTAGTTACACCTGCTCCGTCTCTTACTGATTCAGCAGCGATCTCAACCACTTATCAGTTTGGTGAGGCTTGGAACAATAGACTTTGGCTAGGTGGTGGCGCTGATCATCCAACAAGAATTATTTACAGCGATGCTGGGCTTCCCGAACAATTTGGAACATTTAGTTATTTCGATGTGGGCTCAACTACTGGTGGACACATTACAAAACTTATGGGCTACTACAACAGCCTACTTGTTTTTAGAGAAAGATCAATTGACATTATTCGTAATGGACCACAAGGTCTTACGATTTCCTCACTTACACCAGACGTGGGCACAACGGCTTCTAACACGGTTTGTTTAGTTCCCGGTGTCGGGATAGTCTTTTTAAATAAAGATGGCTTGTATGCCACCACAGGCGGCTTGGATGGCGGTTCTACGGTTAATGTAGTAAAGATCTCTGAATTCATTGGCAAAGCAATAGAATCTATTAACATTCCAGCCCTGCCGAACTGCTGTGCTGCTTATTCCAAGAAAGAAAAAGAATACTGGTTACATTACGTTCGTAAGGGAGAGACCGTTCCAACAAGAGGAATTGTTCTTCATAGTTACAATAAATCGTTTTCTTTCAGGGGATCTAACAGAAAGGATAAAGAATACCTATGGGCTTTTACAACTATTCAAACAGATCAAAGTGGAAACTTTGTTTTTGGAACTAGACCTGATTGGAGATTGGCTGATGGTTCAGCCTCAACACCATTCGTAGATGCATCCAAAGGTTCTTTGGTGGGCTTACAGGTTTGGTCAGGTGCTTCTTTCTGGGGCAAGACCTTAACTACTGGTGCCCAAGGAGGAGATCCGGTTAAGAGAACTTACACTGGAACTGAAAATCCCTTGGATAGTAACATTTGGGAAAGCAACTGGATTAACTTTGGAAATGCTGCCGCTAAACATCGTGTGTTTAGTGTTGAGATGGAAATGGTTTCTTACGGAGACAATCTAATTAAACTTGACTGGGGAGGTGATTATGACATTACTTGGTATGAAGCCGGTGGTCAAAAGATTTCCAAACCAGAATTAGTCTTTACAGAAAACGAAGATCCAGTCTTTGGTCCCGAAGCACAATCAATTAGTAAAGTTCCTTTTAAAATTGGAACAAGTGCCCTTCGTGCTGGTAGAATAGTAGTAGTGCGCTGGGATGTAAACACTAAACTGGTTGATAATTTCAGGTTCCGTTTAAGAGGTGAGAATGGTTCTACATTCCACATCCTTGGTTTTAGCATTAATTACAGCACAAGCGATCAATCACCTCTCAATCAGAGAGCAGGGCTCCAACGCCCGCAGCCTTACTAGGAGATAAAATGGCTAAAACATTTACAGATAAACCTTTGCGTCAGTTTGACCAAGTCAAGACCAGCAACATAACTACAAATCTTGATAAAAACTTGGACGAATTAAATGGTAGATTAGATTCTAACAATTTGCCTGTTAAATCAGTCCTCAAAATCCACCTTAAAGCAGCGGCTGGTGTAGAAACGGTTGGTGGTAATGTAGACAGGATAGAATCTATAATGCCTTCACAGGCTTACTATCAAACTAAAAGAGATTATAACAGTGCTAATACTGCGTCAGCCACAGACATTTATGATCCAATCCTCTCAATAGATCTAGATAATGATTTTTATGGAGCAGGTTTTAATCCTCTACAAGAACTAGATTCTAAATTTGAGGATTTCCCACTACAATTTAACGCAAGAGAAGGAATGCTTATTGGTTGTGCTAATCTTGATTGGGAGCATGGCAATCAAGTCTTTGACATTGGTGGCGACGTGGGCGGTGCTCGTGGGCGTGGTCAAGATTGGTGGACTGAAATACAAGTTTATGTAAATAACGTCGTTGTAGCGCAATCTGGAAAGATAATGCCTAGACGACTTTCTACACAAATTCCCTTTGCCGTCCCTACTGGAACACAGCCAGTAACGATAGATATTCGTGTTAAAATTAATAACTGGTATGTAACAGATGGTCCCACTTTGCCGAGCACTTGGATTGCCACAGACTTTAAGGTTTTTAGTGCGAACATTTGGTGCAGGAATCAATACCGATAAGGAGAACTAATGGCTATTGTAAAAAACAACTTATTTGAAGATGGGGACATCCCCACAGCGGCTGAATTAAATCAGCCTTATAATGATGCGGCAACCGTAAGCCAAAATCTTGACACCGATAACACGGCTGACAACTGGATTACTATTGCCCACTTGGCTTCGCAAACTGGAATTAATCAGTTATTTAATTTTAGTTACACAGGGACCTCCCCAGAGGCTATTACTTCTGCCTCCTATGTTCCTATTCAGAATGCTACAGGTGCTATAAGTTCGGTTGCTTTAAATTATACACCAGAATTAAATGAGATTTTGCGTGTAGAATGTTGTGGGCTACAATCCGCCAGTGAGGCTACACAGACTTATGATTCTACAAGTGCTATAAAAGGCGATAGAAACTACTACGCTTTTAGATTGGTGTTATTTTATAACGATGGTGGTGCTACAACCTTCCTTACGCTTGGTGAATGGGGCTACACTTTCACTTCTATGGCTGGTGGTAATAGTAGATACTTCAGCACTAACAATGGATTGGCTAATGAAACAGGCTGCGCTCTTGGTTATCAAACATTTCAGTTTTCCTGCGCCCACTTAAATAAGGCAGGAAGTAGAACCTACGAGAAGATAGAATTACAGGCAAAGGTAAATTACACCGGCAATACATTAAGACTGACTAGAAATCAAATCATAGCAGTGAGGGCTCAAAGATAATGTCTTATTCTAAACCACATAACTTCGTTGATGGAAATGTTCTTGACGCTGACAACATCGAGGATAATGACAACGCTCTTAAAATTTATGAAAATCAAAACATTATTGCTAATGATTACAAGGATAATGCCTTCTCAACAGAAGAATTCCAACTAGGAGATTATCAGCCAATAACTAATGAATACTGTTTTGCTACTGGAATAGCAACAGGAAACTACACCAAAGGAACACAAGTTAAACAAGCCTATTGGACTTCAACAATTAAAAAAGGACGACTAACCGATAACGATTTGCCTATTTGGTCTTCTCTTTACCACACATCACCAGCGGTCTACATGGAAAGACCGGGCAAGATTCTTATTACATTCGGTGGTGACAGCAAATCAGCACCAAATGTTATTGCTGGTAATGGCTTTTGGGACACTACTATAAAACTTGCTTATATGAAAGATGATGGTCCTTTGATTTTTACAGAACAAGCAAGGTCCTTTTCTTTTGAGGAATGTGCTTTTACTAATAATTCATTAGGAAATGTTAATCCCTTTGGTAACACTGGCAAGCCAAATTCGCTAGGAGCCGAAGGAGGAGGAGATGGACAGAATGGCTTACGCCGTTGGATAGGCTTTTCCGCTCTCATAACCGCTAATTCGACAGGACTTTACAAGTTTAGCCTCTATGCCAATGCAAAGGTAGAAGAAGGCTTTCTTACAGCAAGACAGTTTAAGTGCGAAGTATTCTACGACTGACTTGACTTTTACTTTATTCATAGGAGATTACACAAATGGATCCAATCACAATTGCTATTTTATCGGCTACAGCAGGCACCGCTATTAGTTCTTTGCCAAGTTTAATTGGTGGCAAACAACACAGGAGCAATAAAAAGCGTTTAGAAGAACTAGAAAAGCGAAGGGCTGCTGGTGGGCTTGGTCTTTCAGGCAAAGAAGAAGCCGCTATGAGCGGCAAACTACGTTCTACTGCTGACCAAGCATCAGAGCAAATGGAACAGCGACAGAAGCAACTTCTTGCTGGCGGTGGTCAGGCATCCGGTGGTCAGGCATTAGCATCTGCTGTTGGATTACAACAGGAAAGAATGGGACTAGAAAGTGAGGTAAACCAACAGATTTTAGAGGCTGACGAAGCCGAGAAGCAAAGAGAACTAGAAGAACTTTATGGTCTTGAAGCCGCCGTCGCAGAGAAAAGAAATCAGCGTGTCCAAGCCGTTGCTAATATTGCTGGCTCTGCTGTTGAGGCAGGATTTAGTTCAGCCGCACAACAGGCTGTCATTCAAGGTCAAAAAGACATTTCACCAGAAAAGGTCGCTGGTCTCGCTAGTCAACTTGGTGTTTCAGAGGAACAAGCAAGAGGAATTTACGAAATGTCTATAGAAAATCCTGAAATTTTAAGATACATTTCAGCACAGAATAGAGGACAGTAAAGATGGCTATTAGAAATGTAAATGGGCGCAATGTTTATGTTATAATTCCAGACAGTCCTACTGCCGGAACCAAGACTACAACTGGTAAGAACTGGGCTACGCTTTACACCGACTTGCGTTGGCAGGTTTGGGAAGCAACACAGAAGAACGAAGCAACTATGCTTAAACTGGAACTAGCAAGTGCTGACCAGCGTAGAGATTATTATGATGATAAGATTAAAGTCCTACAAGACCAGCGTAAGCAGTTACAGAGCGCCGCACTAAAAGCCCAAGGAGGAAACACAGGTTCAGCAAATAGAGATGTTCTTGAAGCCGCTAAACTTTTGGAAAGATCTGCTCGCACTAGTGCTGCTAAAACTACTACAACCACTAAACAACTAAAAACTTTGACTGGTAAGCCAAGGATAGATCCTAAAACTGGTAAAGTTATGACCGAACAAATTATTAGAGAAACAACACCTAGTGGTGGTCGTAGCGCATTAGCCGAATCCATGGCTACAAGAATTCTAACAGAAGCAGAGGCAGGTGAGGCAACAGAAGCCGGCGAGCCAGCGCCTGTTGGTCCATCACTAGATTCACAGATTGAGAGCCTTGATAGAGAACTAGAATCTCTTCTAACACAGCGTCGTGGTGCTGGAACTGGTGTTGATTTTGATTTACAGGCAAGAACACGCAGATCCTTTGAGACAGATCAAGGTGTTATTGGTCAGGGCGGAACAGCCTTTGGTCTTGCTCCCCGTCGTCGTAGAACTAGGGCTCGTGTAGATCAGCCACTAGCACAGGATAGAATTGAACAATTTACTGCTGAAAGAGCAGAAGTTATTGATCGTGCTGTTAGTGATGCCCGAGAACAGAGAGGAGAAATTGGTAGGCTTCGTGGTCTTGCTGCTGAATTAGAAGCAATTGGTCTTGACGGTGAAGGTGGTGAAGCAGATATGCTTTATCGTGAGGCTGCTCAATTAGAAGCAACTTTACCAACACCAGAAGAAGCAGGTCGTGCCGCTGATGAGGCGATACTTAACCGCATTAGAGAATCACCAGAATTTACACCTCGTGGTGCTGGCGAACTATTACTAAAAGATAGATTCTCTCGTCAGCCTGCTCCACGCTATACGGTTTCTACTGGTGAGATGGAAGCAGTGGAAGTGCCTCCAAGCGCCGTAGAGCCCTCTGGTGGAATGGGAGATCTAGGAATAGAGCCCAAGTCCCCTGAAGAAATTAAAGCGCTTGAAGAGGCTGTGAGAGCCGCTGGTGTTAGTCAAGGACCAAAGCCGGTAGGCGAATTATCTGCCGCACCAGTCGCAGATCCGCGTGCCCCCATAACTGATAGATCATTACAGGCTGAACCTGTTCCTGCTGACCTTGGTGAAAGAACACCATCACCTCCCAGTCAGCCAATTGAACTTGATAAAGATCAAATTACCAATCCAAAAATTCTAGACAATCCTAATTTTATTCCTTCACAGAATCTATTAGCAGAAGCAATGGAATTCTACAAGGGAATGACTATTCAGAGAGGCGGAGATAAGCCACGCAAAATTAGACGCCCAGTCCAACACTTTGGTGGTGAGACCGAGATGGTCAAAGAATTCCTCAAAGAACAAATTAGAATAGCAACACCAGTAGGTGAAGAAGTAGACCAAGAAGAAATTGAGGCTGTTGATAAACCACAGGCTTCTACTACTAGACAAAGAAAAGATCAATATAGAATCGGCGT